GAGTGTAGTTTTGAACTAGATCGGCCTCACCCTTCATGAAGGTATAAGCCTCAATCAGAGAGCCGTACAGCATGGACACAGAAGCATTAGTGCTCAACCATGTGGTTCCGTCCTCAGCGCCAGCAGTAAGGCTCTGTGGCCTATAGAAGTAGTGCAATTCAACAGCATAAGCTGCGTCAGGCGTTGGACCTAATATGAAATTGTCTATATCAAACTGAGCATAGTATCTAGGAACGCCAGTTGTTCCATCATCAGGGTTAAAGGACTGCACAAAGTTCACATCCTTAAACAAGACGAACTCTTTGTTGCCACCAGTAGTGAATGAAAGGCTATACGGGGCGAGATAATCGCTTGGAAGAGCGAGATATTGGTTGCTCGCGGTCATATTACCCGCTTGATTCTTCCGAAAAACCTCAAGCTGCGCTATTTTAAGAATGCGCTCCTCAGTGTTTTTGATGAAAATATCAAGACTATTCACAAAGGTTGTCTCTGTGTTTTCAGTGTAGTCCTGAATCGCGGTCTTTAATTGTGCGTATGTAAAGCTCATGATATATTCACCGTAACGCTACCAACTGAGCCAGTAGCAACCAAATTGTTAGGGGTTAAACCCTCATCGTATGCCATGCCTACAGGATTCCAGCCCCATTGTATATTGTCTTGTTGCGCAACGTTCTGCTGAGGACGCGGGTTGCGCAATGCTTGTGGGTCGGGGGTGGCTCGAAGCGGTTCAAGCTGTGGTTGTTTGGCTTCCCACTCGTCTTTACCCACGAGAAGGCCGTTCCATTCCTTCCGCATGTCTCTAAGGCGGTATCTGAACCCAGAACGGTCAGATATGCCGTATGCCCACTTACCTGAAGCATACTTAGACATAACGGTAATTCCTCAAGTCTGGCGCAACGCGGAAGGATGCGCGATCACGATCCTCGTCCATTGCACGGCCAATTTCCTCTTCATAGACCGTTTTAAGCAGTTGTGCGCGGTCTGGAGCGCGTTTTATGGCGATATAATAGGCCAATCCAGCGGCTAAAGCAGGGTAAAAACGGAAGGGAACTTGCAGTGTATTCGTGTAATTATCGGCGTCATCTAGCCTAATTAGGGCGTCATAAATGACCACATCTGTGCTATTATCGGGCAAAGGCCACATCTTTATGACGGGATTTATCAGCCTATCCACGAAATATTGCGTAGGACGGCCTGTTGTGGATTTTGTAGGTATGTTAAGGTATTCGTCCCTACTTATGCGATTTAGGGCGTAATCGGTGCCATCTCGACGTACAACGAGCGATAAAACGTCAATTGTGGACGTTCCAAGGTCATAATCACCGTCCCCAGAGGTCACTGTGAAGGTCTTTTGGGCTATAGTCCATTGGTTTAAACCACGGTTTGCCCAGTCGGCAAACATCAAATTCATGGACCTTTTGGCTGTTTTTAGGTCATATCCGGTGCGAACTTCCAAGCCACAACGCTCAAAAGCCTCTTCAACGTAGTCAGCTACGTCTAATTCGAAGTTTGTTGAGCCTGATATAGTCATTTGCTTTTCCCTCGTGACGAGCTTTTCTTACGTTTTACAGGAACACACTTGTCTTTTCCAGCTTTTGTTCCAGCGAAGCGGTATCCCTTCCAGCAAGCCTTGCCGTCAGCACCCTTTTTCTTGCCTTTTGTCACCTGTTTAGACGATTGTGATCTTCCTATAGCCATATTAGCAATCCCAAGCCTTGCGCGACCAGTAATTCGCGCTGAATTTATCAGTTGTACCTTTAATTCCGCCTGATCTGGCGCAATAGCTCTTCTTTCTTGCTGGAATGCCCTTTTTTATGGTCATTTTAGGGTCCCCAAAGCGTACAATCTTGGTTTTGTCGCCTTTTTTGGCAAGAACGGCGAACTTCTTCTTCCCACCGGGGGTGCGTTTCGGCTTATTGTAGCCTGAAAACTTCTCTCCGCTTTTTTCAACAGACATTAAGCACCTATTGGTATGAATTGACGGGCAACAAGTGACTTCTTGTTTCCCGCCATTTTTTATTTAAGACAAAAAGATTGTCAGATCGTTATTAGCACCCGTGAACGCGTTGATAAAAACGCCAGCCGTAGCTAGGACGCCATCATCAGGAATGTTCAGGACGTGCATTCCTACAGGGAATGGCTGGACAATCAAATCCTCACCAGACCCTGAACCGTTTTTCATCGTAAACGATCCAGCAGTTTCTGCGTAGATCACAACTTGACGGATGCGAGAGCGTGTAGGGCCAACGATTGCAGCCGTTGTCCCCTGCGCCCAAGCATACGCCTTTACTGGTCCAGCCATGTTAGCCTCCTATTATGATAACGCAGCGCCGACAGCAGTAACCCAAGCAGCACCTGTGTTAATAACCAAGCAATATTCATTATCGCCTGCGCCGTTGTCGCTTACAATGTAAACTGTGCCTACAGTCGTATCGCCAAAAGCCGGAAGGTTTGCAGTTGTTACAACTGGGACTTCAAAGCCGTTAGTCGATTGTACTGGGCCTGAAAAATGTGTAGTAGCCATGTTTTTCTCCTCTCGTGTCCGAGGTCAACTTCCCGTGATTGCAAAGTCACAGGAATATATATGTTTCTTGAACGTCATCGTTCTTGGAAACAATACAACAAAGCAGAACAAAAAGAAAGAGGCGATCCGAAGACCGCCTCTGACTCAACTGAAAGATCAGTTTATTACGCTCCGGGCGAACCGAATACAGCGCGTGGATCGGAATAGCCGAAGCTATAACGCTCACGAGCTTTAAAGCGCATGTTGCCTGTGTCGAAGTCGGCTTCCATGTTTGTGCGCATAGGTGAACGCTCAAAGTGCTTGAAGCCGTTAGGCGCGTCAGTTTTGATGAAGAACGCATCTGGGTCTGTCAAGAAGTGGTTAACAGTGTAACCCTCTGGAAGCATACCCATGTTGCGAATTGCGTTTACATCATTATCTGCTGTGCCAACACGCAATGTTGATTCCAACAAACGATCTGCAACGAATTGCAGTTGTGGTGGAATAACCATTTTAGTGCCGCGCAGAGCAATAATCATGTTACGCTCATCTACGAAGGTCGAGATGTCAATCAACGCATTTTCCAACGAAGTTTCGTTGAGATCAGCCGCTGTTGATGGCTCGTTGCGGAAAGTACCGCCACCTGAAAGCGGGTGAGCAGTCGAGCAAAGCTCAACGCCGTCACCACCAGCGAAGCTAGAATTAAACGCGTTGTTTAATACTGCTGCCGCTTTAACCTGCTTAGTGTGTGCCATAGAACGCGCAAGCGCCTTCGTATAGCGAGCACCAAGACGGTCATACAGGTTGTCTTCGATTGCTTCTTCAGTCAACGCGAATGCAAGAGCAACTGTCTCGTGTGAGTAACGAGCAGTGTACGCTTCATTTGCGTTGTCAAATTCGACGCCAGAACCTTCGGATTTTGTGGGAGCATTCCCAAATCCGACGAGCATGACCTCTTCTTCAAACGCACGGTCTGAAGATTCTGTGTCAAAGATTTCAGCATGTTCGCCTTCGTAGCGATCATACTCCATGCCGAACAGAGCGTTGAGGCCCGGTTCTAGCTCTTTGACGAGTTGTGAACGTGAAATAGCCATAACTCAGTCTCCTTATGCCAGACCCGCAGTGCCAGCACTGAACAGGTGGTTGTTGATTTTTACGATCACGTTAGTGTTCGCGGCGGAAACATCGCTATTCTCAGGGTCTTGAGAAATGTCGATTGCCTTGAGTGCTAAACCAGCGGTTGTAGCACCAGTAGAGACAGCCAATTCCATGCGTGAAGTACCACCAGTGGTGCTTCCTACAGGGCTTTGGTCAACAATATCGAAGTTGCCAAACAAGTCAGCTATAGGGAATGCAGCATTTGCTTGGATTTCGAAAGTTGCACTAGGGTCATCAATCACATTAGCGATGATTTCCGTAGCTACGGTGTCAGCAGGCCAATAGTTTGAGTAGACAATGCTACCTGTGTTATCGACATATGAACAGCCATTAAATACGCCCAGAATCAAATCAGTCGCACCAGCAACAACACGTTCAATACCGCCACCAGTGACGGCTTTAACCATGTCACCTTGGAAGATATTTGTGTCGTACCCGGAGGCAATACGATACCGATTCTGACGCTGCGAGCTAGTGCTCGTGCGAACAGGGCGAAGGCCAAAAGAAGCGTCTTGGTTAGACATCTTTACTCTCCTTCAGAGTTCCCGCGTCCTCTTTGTCCGAAAGACACGGAAGATTTACGTTGAGGATTTAGTTTAGGCATGGCTGGGTTGTTTTCACGCATCCAGTCACGATCCACTGCGTCCAATTGATTTTTTGAAACACCTTGATAGTGTCTATTCCGCTGTTCGGCCAATTCGTTAGGGATGCGTGCGAGAACAAGTCCACCGACACCAATGATGCCAGCGTTGCGTCCCTCATCTACTACAGGTCCTACATATTCGGGATATTCCTCAGCGCGAACGAGGTCCCAGCCTTCTTGCCGTTTTTTATGAACGTTTGTCTTATCGTCGAATTCCATTACAGATTCGCGTATCCAACGGTGTTTAAAACCGATAGGTGGTTCGGGTGCTTGCAAAGCAGAACCGGGTCGCCATTCTTGTAAACGCTCTGAGCGTTCCCGCGTGTTTGTTTCGCGTGGTGTCCTGTCTGCCATTTTAAGTCCTCCGACTGTTAATTTTTGCGACTTCTTTTGCGTATTTTTCAAGAGGAATCCTCATCTTTTTCGCAAATGCCACTTGACCCGGTGATAATTCCACCGCTTTCTTCCGCCCTGATTTTACTGACCGTCCACTGGACGCCGGAGCTACAGTCTGAGCGTTGGACCGTTTCCCCGTATTAAATTTCTGAGGCATCTCTTTCCGCATACGAGAGTCGATTTCTTTGTAGTAATCGTCTGACGTTGGGTCGAAGTCCTGCTCCAGAACAAGTTCTTCATGAATGGCTTGGGCGGCGCGTGTCATTACACGGTCACTACCAAACCAAGAGTTCTTTTCAAGCCAACTGTCCAACTTAGGATCACGCTGTTGAGGCGGAGCCTGACGCACAGGCTGTTGTTGCTGTTGGCGCTGCGGCTGTTGCTGTGCTGCTTGCTGAGCAGCTTGCTGTTGGCGTTGAAGTTGTATCTTCTGAACGCGGACCTTTTCCTTGGCTACAGCAATCTGAGACAACGTTTGCTGCGCTTTTGCAGCTTTCTCGTAATCTCCAGCTTCACTAGCCTCAGTATAGGCGCGAGTAGCTTGAACTTCTTGAGCCTTCAAACGGTTTTCAGTTTCAGAATTAAAACCAACGCTCATTTGCTGCAAACGCTGCTTCATCTGCGCGTTTTCTTGCTGAACGGTTTGAGCATACTGAACAGCCGCTTGAGCTTCTTCAGACGCAGCTTTTCGTTTTGCTGTTAACTGATTGATTCGACGCTGAACAGACTCGCTATAGTTTTCGAGTTCGTCATCGCCTTCAGATTTTTTACGAACATTTGTTCGGGTTTCTTCTTCGTCACCATCGGACGAGGAAACCTCATATTCGTCATTGCTGTCATCGTCTTCGACTTCAACAGATGCGCCATTTTCAAAATCTTCGTCTTCACGAATATCTTCAGACATAGCCATTTTCCTTGTTCTCCCTTGCCTTATACATATGAAATGTCTTTCGGGTCAAGAATTGTGGCGATAATATTATCGTCATTTATGATTCTAACCTCAAGACCTTCCACTTTGAACCTATTTCCACTATATCTTCCTATAAGAACCCAATCTTTCTCATTGCACCAAGAACCATTTGGGAACTTTTGGGAGTCAGCATAGGCATCTGGGCCTAGCTTCACGACATAAGCAGCTACCGTAGCAAAAGACTCACGCTCGCGAACGGCGTCAGGGACAATAATGCCCCCCTTGGTCTTTTCGCTTGGGTAGTAAGGGATGATAAGAACACGGTAGCCTGTAGGCTGCGGCAGTCTCTCAAGTGATGATGATTCCATCTTTGACGGATCATCTGCGTTTTTATTTTCACCACTTTTGCCAAAAGCGTTCTCAATAGGTTTTGGCAGTGTTGGATTGTTTTTTATAGCCTTTTGCGCTGCTTTCGCAACGTGATCAGGCACAAATAACTTGCTAGTCATCTGCGTACTCCATACCTTTCATCGCGGTTTTAATTTCGTCTTCGACGTAGGCCATCCCGCGTATTTCACCTACAACGTACCGATACTCCTCAAAGGTCTGTATCGAACTATCCGCGAGCCTGTCCTTCAGACGGGCATCACGCTCCCTTATGCTTTTCAGCAAATAATCTACTAAGTGTATAGCATCCATACCACATATAGTATGCTACTATACGGGAAACACAAGTACAAATACCAGAAAGTCAGAAAATTCCTTGGAACTTCTGGGGTCTGGCTATTTTGCTAAACCTACTTACTTTTTTTGGATGTGGTTTTTTTCTTTGCGGCAGGGCTTTTGGCTGCTTTTGGCTTTTCAACCCACGCTTCGTTTGCTGGCGTACTGGGGTCATCTTTAACAAAGTGTCCATCCTCATTCCGCGCCCTTACCATTTCAACCACAACAGGAACCTCAGACAGCCGCTGGGCTACCTTCTTTTCTTTTTCCTGCTGTGCCATTTTTTCTCTAACAGATGATGCCATTAGTTTATCCCTTTGTTCATTGCGTTCAAAGAGGCAATGTCGCGTTGGTTTTGCAACCGCTCTTCTGCAATTCTGGTTTTGTCATCAAGAGCGGATTCTGAGACATCAATACGCTGTTGCGCAATCAAGACATCATTCCGTTCTTTCTCCTTATTGAACTCCTGCTTGGCGTCAAACTCTTCTTGTTTGCGTTGCAAGTCTGCGGCCTTCAACTGAAGCTCTTGGTTCCTTATATCAACCAAAGGATCGCCCTGCTCTTCCGGCGTCATCGCCTGAACAAGCTCTTCGGTCAAGTCAGCAATAATCTGCGCGGCCATAGAGTCAATCTGAGGCTGCATTTGCTGCATAATTTGCTGCTGTGGATCAACAGGAGGCTGGCCCGGTGGTGGGGGCGGCTGCATCATTGCCTGTTGCTGCATCATCTGCATTTGCTCAGGCGGGATTTGACTCATTACTTCCTGTTGCGCCTGTGCCTCAGCAAGCATACCTATGTGCTCCTGTATGTGCCCTTGGAGAGCCATAATGGAGTTAGGGTTAAGCTGCATAGCCGGAGACGACATAATCGCCATGTGAGCCTCTATGTGAGCCTCGTGGTCTTGCTCAGGGAATGCCTGCAAAGGAGCGCCCATCAAAGCGTTCTGGTTTTCCTTGGAAGGATTGACCGGAGGGGGCGGAGGTGGGGGCGGTGGCAAGATGCCGTCGATATTCGTAACGCCCAGCGCCTCGTACATTTTACGGTACGCTTGGTACAGCCCCTGTGGACCGCCATGAATCTCTGGGTTTGATTGAACCATCTGCAACTCTGTCTGCGCCAAAGCAATGCGCTGGGACATGGAGAAAATGTTAGGATCAGATACAGGCAAAACGTCGATACGGTTATCGAAGTCCTGACCAAAGATTTCTGGACCTTGCTGCATGTCAGCAGGATAAGGATAAGCCTGAACAGTTTCCGCAAAAATCTTGGAAAGCAGCTTGAACTCAATCTTTTGAGAATAATGCAGCCGCTTGTGAATCGCGGACATAACCTTCGTGCCACGCTCCATGATAGCCATAGTCGTGCCTACGGGCGTGTCTCCGCTCATCTCACCGACCTTCATGTCAGCCATCGAAGCAAACCTGCGACCAGCGTCTACAAGCGTTCCAAGCAGATTATAGAGCGTCTGCGAAGGTTCCTTGAAGGGGAGGGGCATCAAGGAACCTTGCAGGGTGCCCCCAACTACATCAATATCGCGAAACTCGCCCGGTTGAAGGGGAGAATCTTCATCACGAATACGAGCGCCACGGGCTTTAAAGCCTGCTGGTAAGTTGGAGAGCGTTCCTGCATCAATCAATTGACGCAAAATGGACGTAGATGCCTGAGCCAAGCCACCAATCATGTGGGTCAAGCCAAGGCCATAGAAACCAAGACCCGGAAGAAACTTGTAATGCACAAAGTATTGCTTCGCACGTTTCATCGGGTCCATTGGATCGTAGTTCCTACGAACGGATAAAACATCACCGGAGTCGGCAATGATTGTAACAATATAAGGAAGTCGCAAACCTGTAGGCTCGCCATCTTCTCCCATATCCTCAAAGCCCTCAATATCCAAGGACGTGTGAACTTCATAAAGCGTTATGTCCTCAGAGGAACCTGAAGGATGAACGCCCTGAATATCATCAATAGATTCTTCAACTTCGCCCATAGAGGCATCGTCGTAGTTAGAGCCTGTAGGTAAATCAATGTCTTTGTAGAAACCAACAAGCTGCAACTTGCGAATGTCGTTAGAGTCCATAGTCAAACGGTGCGTAATGCGAGGAGAAGAAACCAAGTCGGAAGCGCCGTAAGGAACAATTACGTCTTCAGCAGCAATAAATCGGCTCACAGCACGACCCTTGAGCGGGTCAAAGTAAACTTTCTTGAAGGTAGAACCGATCACTGGGAGGTAAAACAACATCTGATCCATCTCTGGATCGTATTCTTCCATCTCGTAAGTAATCATGTAATTCATGTAATCTTTGACGCGCTCGGCTTGACGGGCCAATATTTCATTCTGCGCACCTACAACCTGTGTTCTAACAGGGCCAGTGGCAGGCAATAATTCTCGATACGCTTGAGCTTGGAACTGCGTAACGCTCTCCGCAAGCAACGGGTGAATAACGCCAGAAGAACCTGCAAACGGCTCGGAACGCTCCTCAGTCTTCATGCCAAGGAACTGAAGACCCTTCTTGTAAGTGTCTTCCCAATCCTGACGTGCTGAAAAGTCATCCTCAATTGAACCAACAAGCTCAGAGGAAATAGCCATCAAATCCGTCTCGTCAACAACATCAGCTAAGTTGCCGTCAAACGGGATTTCTTCCAAAGGCTCGGACTCTTCCTCGTATTCGCCAACAACGGCACTACCATCGTCAAATTCAGTAATGCCCGGAGTTGCTGGAAGCTCAGGTATTTCCTGCATACGCGTGGTGTCTTCAATAGCCGCTTCTATAAGAAGTTGCTCTGGAGGCCCACCCGCACCTAGTCCTTGCTCAATAGCCATTAGAAAATATCCTTTGTATTCCCCTCAAGCGGCTCGTAAATGTCAACATCGTCAAAGTCGGTGATAGGACCGCCTTTTTCAAACTCGTTGCAAACATTCTCAGCCGCACAGGTAAAGTCTAACTTAGTGCAGTAACCCACTTTAGCGCCTTCTTCCATGCCGATTCCGGTTTCAACGCAATCTAACATAAGGGCACGAATGTCATAATACTCGCAAACACCACATTTTTCTTTGCGTTTTTCGGAGGAACCGTATGAGTTGTCTTGAATGGCAGCTTCACGATTTTCATCGTTTACTTTGGATTCCTGAGTGGAAATGGGACAAAAGAACTCCTCCTCTATATCCATATCCTCAAAAACCTCGTCATCAACGACTTGGTTGATACCGGACGTAAGCTCATCCATGTCTATGTTGATGACGATTTTAGCCATTACTTTACTCCAGTAAATTTGGTTCCGCTAATAGCAGCACCGCCGCCACGAGAGTGACCTGAGTTTTCCATCTTAGTTGAAGGTGTGCCCTCTTTAGGCATGACCTCTTTGATAACGCCGTCTTTTTCAGTCGTTTTCATTATTTCATTCCTTTGTACTTGCCGCCACGGCCTTTCATGACGCAACCCATCTTAGATTTCTTCTTTGGGGCAGCAACACCGCCGTCTTCGTATCCCTGAACTTTACCGCCGCGCATAAAAGGACGCGCTTTAGGACGCATTTGCCCTGTTGGCATCGCATCTTCAGAGGCACGCCTTCGTGCAGCATTGTTGCCACGAGCTACAGCGCCAGCTTCGCCACCGGGCAAACCTTGATCTCCCATAAGCATTTTCAACAATGCCTTGTCCATGTCTGAAACAGTCTTGCCAGACTCATTCGCCATTCCGCCCATGCCCATCAGGCGATCAGTGTCAGAAATAGTTTTACCAGATTCTCCACCCATAGCTTTTTTCAAAGCCATCATAATTGCTTGTTTGTCTGCCATAACAGCCTCCTAATAATATTCGCGTTTACGACTCTTTAAAAAAGCCGCGTCTTCTTCATCATCATAATCAGTAGGAGTAGTAATAAAACCACCCTGTCTAAAACGTAGTATAGCCTGAGTCATCGAATCCGCCAAGTCATCATGTTCGCCATTGGGAAACGACGCACATTCCTCCATAACTAAATCAGCAAAGTTAGTCTCAGGTGCCCACACCATGCCACTTTCAAACACAGGCGCACAGGCGTGCATACGAGTAAACTTATCAGCACCACGGCTCGGAGTAAATGGCGTTACAGGTATTCCCATACGCCGCAACTCCTGAGTCAACGGCATACCACTCGCCTTTTGCTCAATTAAAACCATGTCAGGATCATACAATTTGTAAGACTTTAAAGCCTCTTCCTTCAACTCAGGAAACTCCCAGCGACCCCTCTCAGCGTCCAAAAGGATAATATCGTCCTGTCGCGTCTCCTCATTATGGAAAATGCCCCAAGTCGTAATAGCACTATAGTCAGCCCTGTCGCTCTTGCTAAACGCAGTATCGTAACTCTGAATAATGTAGCTACAGTCAGGAGGATCATCCTTCTCCCACATCTTCCACCACTCGCGCTTGATAATCGCACCCTCTTCAGCAGTAGGGTTCTGCATGTACTGAGCATTCCACTTGCTAACCGGAATAGACGCCTTAACGCCCTCCAACTCTTCCAAGCTCCAATACTCAGGCCATAAAGGATCGCCAGAAGGCATAATCGCAGGAAACTCTACAATATCCCACTTGTCAGCACCCTTCTCACTTTGCTTTGATAAAACCTTCGCAGTTAGATCACGAATAGACCAACGCGTCATAACAATGATAATCGCACCACCGGGCTGTAAACGCTGGCGTGGGCCAGAAGTGTACCAGTCGTAAATGTGATCTAACGCAGTGACACTTAACGCATCTTGTTCCGAAACAGGGTCATCAATGATCGCCAAATCCGCACCTCGACCCGCCAACGCGCCGCCGACACCGACCGCATAGTATTCGCCGCCGCCGTTCGTGCTCCACCTACCACTCGCCTTAGCGTCAGTCGCCAAGCTAACATCCGGGAAAACATCCTTGAAATCCTCGCTCTCAATTAAATTCTTAATTTTTCTACCAAAACCAACAGCCAACTCAGCCGTGTGTGTCGACTGAATAATCTTCAAGTCAGGACGCCTGCCCATAAGCCAAGTCGGAAATAAGTAGCTCGCAAACTCAGACTTCGTATGGCGAGGCGGCATGTTAATAATAAGGCGCTTTAGCTTGCCGTCAGCAACGTCCTGCAACTTCTGAGCGTAAATCTTGTGATGCCTGCCCTCAATAAACTGAGGCCAAACATGCTTCACAAAACTCATGAAATTGTCGTGCTTCTCACTGCGCTTGTCTAACGTAGACAAACGCTCAAGCATAGGAGCAACCTTAGCTAACTCCTCGTCAGTTAGAAACTTGGAAAAGTCGCTAAGGTCATTCATCCTATTATCTCATGCTACCAAAGAAATTGTCGATATTCGGAGTTACAACACCGCCGTTCGCAAACTTGTCAATGTTGCGCGTAATCACACCACCGTTGCGTCTAAGTTGAGGTTGACGAATCGTAAGGCCGCCAGTTGTGGGCCTTGGAGTTGGAAGTACAGGATCAACTGGGTCAACAGTGCGCGGAGTACGCTTTTTGATCTTAACTTTGCTTCGACCAGTTCCGTCACCAATAGTGTCAATCGGCATACAAATTCCCTCAACCGGATCAAACTCAAAACCTGCTTCGCAGATATTGCTATCGTCGTCACCTGAATTGTTATTGCTTTCTAAAATGTCTTGATCAACAACAGATGTCTCACCCTTTGCAGCTACATAGCTGCCTTCGCCAATAACTTTATTTGACTGATCTAAACCATTGTTAACGGTGCTGGCCCCTTTATAATCTTCAGTAAAGATATTTCCTGATCCAAAAGTATTCGCCATCTCGTCGTCGTAAGTCATATGACCAATGTATTCGCCATCATCATTGTATCTTGGTTTAGCGCCAGCTTTTAAAGCTGCTATTTCCTTTTCCAACATGTCCCTTCGATCTTCAATTCCGCCACTTAGAAGGTATTCACCCAAGCCAAAATCAGTGCCAAAAGGACTTAAAATATTTGGTATAAACGAAGATAAATATGCCAAATCACTAGGTGGAATATCATTCAACGCTGACTGATTCGCTTCAGCTACATTTCTTTGCCGCTCATCCATGCCAGTCGTATCGACTTTTAAGTTGTTATCTTGGCTGTCAGCAACGCCGTAAATGTAATCTTTTTCGCCCTTAGAATTAGTGGCATATCCGCCGCCTGTCAAAGACTTCCCAGTCAAGCTGTCTACCAACTGACCGTTGATGTATTCAGCGCCGTCATCAGGAGTGAGTGAATTCGCTAGGTTTTCTTTAGTTGTATTTTTAGTGTCCAAAGCACGAACCGCCGCAAGACGTTCTTTGTTTGACAACCCATCATCAAATTCAGTGTAAGGCTTTAATTCAGAAAGCTGAACCGCAGTCGCAGTGTTGGCAAGTTGT